CTGCGCGCGCGTCTTCTTCGCATTGTCCAGCGCGGTTTGCATGGTGGCAAGGGCTTTCGTGAAGTCGTCACGCACCTTGTCGATCTCGGCCTTCGTCTCGGCCTTCTCGCGCGCGGCGGCGTCGCGCGTCTCTTTCACGTCTTCGGCGAGGAGGCGGTGAACCTCGACTGAGACGAAGCCCTTGGCGAAGTCATCTAGCCGCGCGTTGATCGAGTCGACGGCGCGAAGAAGCTCCCACCCCCCCGGCTCTTTCCCCTCCGCCATCATCACGCGATCTCGATGGTGACCGGCTGGAGGACATCGACCGCGATGGCCGGGGCGACCGCCGAGAGGTAGGCGTTCCACGCGCCGGTTCCACCAGCGCTGACCTGCACCGTGTTGAATGCGGCCTGCACGGTGTGGGGTCCGGCGGCGAGCTCGACGTATCGCTCCACCCGAGCGCGCGACGCCCGAGCATCGCGACGAGTGATCGGGTCGCCGAGCGACACATCGGCGAATATCTGGTCAACCTCGTCAGCCGTCGAGCCGTAGATGCCATCGATGATCGTGGTAGCGCCGATGCCGGCGGACCCCGATCGCGAGGACGAGTTCGCCGTGAACGAGGTGGAGAGCGTGATCGTCACCGCGATACGGACGAGGCGCGGTTCCTGGAGGCTGAAGCCGAGCTCAGCGCCGAAGGGCGTACCGAACTGCGTGAAGCCACCACTCACGTCGTCGCGCGTCCAGCTCGTGAAGAGGTCCGGCTCGCGCTGGAAGTAGGACCGGCGCCCGCCGAGGTCGAAGAGCGTCGCGAGCGTACGGGGTAGCGCGTTCCCGAGCGACTCACCCGAGGGCTGTTCCAGGACGGCGAGCCGCCTGTCCATGTCGTTGAGATCGTCGATCAGCGGGCCGAGGTCAGTAGGCAGCGCGCCCACGCGGGAGGATCTACGCATCGAGGACCACGCATCCAATCTCGACATCTCGACCGGACTCGTCGCCGGTCATAGACATGATACGTATCGGGATCGGCCCCCTGTGCCACGGGTGATTGTCGGGCGGGTCGAGGTCGACCATGTCGCCAGGGCGATATGCGCCGAGCCCCGGTGCAGCATCTCCGCGCACGGTGAAGCTGAGGTCGAAGATCGTCCGCTCGGCGTCGTCCATGTTCTCGTTGTTGTAGCCGTCAAGCGTAGCCTGCTCGACCACGTCAGACCGTGAGGTGTCGACGATCGCGAGCGGGGGGTAGCCGTTCGCGATCGGGCCGGGGCGGACGACGCGAGAGAGGAGCACGGCGGCGCTCGACTTGCCGGCGCTCATGAAACCTACTGAGGGTCCGGCGGCTACGGCATCGGTCATCGTCAGCCCGGAGATCGGCGACGCCTCGCCACCGATCGACCACGAGCCCACGCGCACGCCGATGCGGGGCTCGGCCTCGGATCCGTGGCGCATCACGTAGCGGAGGCGCAGGCCATCCGAGGCGCGCACGGCGTCGAAGGCGAAGTCCGGGCCGCCTTCCTGCTTCACGAGATCGTCGAGCGCGGCCGAGAGCGCCTTGAGCGCAGCGAAGGAGTACGACTGCTCTCGCTTGCCGAGCTCGTCCGGCGGGAGGATGAATGCGCCGGCCGGCGCGCCCGGCCAGGCGAGCCACTGCTCGACGAGCTTCTTCCCGATGGTGCCGTGAGAGTATCCGCTGATGATCGTGTCGAGGGCGGGGTTCGGAACGGGGAAGCCGTCGGCATCGAGGACCGTGAGCGGCGCCGTGAGGGCTGATGCCGGCGCGATCGGAACGGCGCCGAAGATCCCGTCTTCGATGCCGGTAGCGCTCAGGGCGACCGTGAAGGAGTCCTCGTCCCACTTCCGGTCGCCGTCTCCGATGACGCCCCACGCGAGGACGTTGTCATCGTCTTCCGTGCGTGCGTAGAGGACGGTCTTGTTGGGCTCGGACGATGAGCGCAGATCGAGTCGTCGGACATCGGCGTCGTTGAGATCGACCGTGCAGGACAGCGAGTCGGGGCGGTTGACCTGCGTTGTCCACTTCGCGCCTTCCATCACGGGGAGTTCCGCGATCGGATCCCCCGTGACGAAGTCGGCCAGTGCGTATCGGACGCCGGGCACGACGCTACTCCGATACCGGCTCGACGATGAGGACGACGTTCGACACGGTACGTGTTCCGCCCGCGCCGATCGCCTGCCCCTGCACGACGAAGTTCGTGGTGCCGGGGGCGAGGTTCACGATCCACGAGCCGTCGTAGGTGTTCACGTTCCCGGCGACCTGCTGCACGGCCTGGACGACCGTGTTGTCCGTGGAGGTGGGCGTCGCGACGGTCGCTCCCGAGAGTGCGACGCCGAGCACGACGCCCGATCCGTTGCCCGTCGAGGAGTAGCGGAACATGAGCGTAACCTTCGCGCGGCATGCCACGGGCGCTGTCACCGCGAGCGAAGCGGCGGGTCCGGCGGGCAGCGGGTTCATGCCGGTTCCGATGGTCGCCGACCCCGCGCCGATCGCCTGCGCTGCGGGGAAGCTCGACCCGCCCGCGACCTTCCATGCGCCCGCGGTGCGGCGGAGCATGACGCCTGAAGAGACGATCACCGCGAGCGTGCCGTTCGCCGCGGCGAAGGCCGCGAGCTCGGCGGCGTCCCGGACGGCGACCACGCCGCCCTGCGCCGCGGTCATGCGGTACGTCTCGGTCAGCGTGTTGGATCCGCCGTTCGCGGCCGTGGTGCCTGCGTAGACCCGGAGTTGCGCGAGCTCCAGCGCGCCCGTCGGGATCGCGGGAGCAACCGGCGATGCGGCCGCCGCGCCGTCTGTCGTGCCGAAGACCGGGAGCGCGTCGGCATCCCCCTGCGTGTTGTCGTTGTGCTTCACCCAGATACTCGTGATGCGCGAGTTCGACACCGGGGCGGGGGAGATCGGGACGGCCGCCGTACCGTCGTTGGCGAAGATGACCACGCCGTCCTGCCGTGACCGGCTCACGGCGAAGACGGCCGCGGCGATCGAGACGCTCATCGTGCCGAGGGCGGTGAGGAGTCCCGACGGCGTGGAGCCGAGGATGCCAGTGCGCGCCGTGCCATCGGCGTTCGACACGATGCGCCCGAGATCCATGAGGCGCGCATCGTTGGGCGTCGTCGCGGCGTTCTGTACGAATCCACGTGTGAGAGGCATGAGCTCATTCTCCTACAGGTTGGCGGAAGCGGTGTAGAGGGTCATCGCGGGCGCGCCGGAGTACGGCCCGAGCGGGGTGATCTGGTACCGGCGTGTCGCCCCGGCGGGGATGCGGAACCACTGGCGCTTAGACAGGCCCGCCGTGACATCGCCCGTGCCGAGGGAAGCCCGCTCGGTACGGGAGTCGAGCACGACGATCTGTCCCGAGGTGATCGTGCGCGTGTAGATGAGCTCGCGGCCCGTCTCGATCTCGGTGATGCGGAAGCCGCCGGAGATGTTGCCGGGGCCGCCAACCTCCAGGCGCGGGTATGTCGCCGAGCCGCCCGTGTTCGTGAAGGTGACGATGCCGGGGTTGCCCGGCGTGCCCCACTCGAAGAAGCGACCGGACGGCGCCGAGCCGAGGTTCCACACGAGGCCGGAGCTTGCCGTCGGCATGTCCGTCGAGGCGGACGCTGTGGCGCCGTAGCGGCGCGGGTCCGTTGCGATCGTCTCGATGTCGAAGGTGAAGTGTGAGAAGTCCGCGGTGAACGGGGCGGAGAAGTCGGCAACGGTGACCGTGCGCGTCTCGGTGTAGCCGTCCTCATCGGTGACGGACATCGTCACCGGGAAGCCGTCGGCGAACATCGCCGAGAGGCGGCGACGGGCCGCCTTGGCGTCCGCCGAGCTCGTGCCGTAATACTGACCGGCGATGAGCGGCTTCGCCTCCTTCGCGAAGACCTGACCGAGCCCGAATGCGCCGTGTGCGTTCGGCCGCTTGTTCACCTTCGGATCGGTCGAGGGCAGCGCATACCAGCGCTCCAGCGTTTCGTTGTCGTAGACGAAGCCGGACGCCGCCTCGGGCAGCGCGCGAAAGGTGATGCTGTCCGAGGCCGACGTGAGCGTCACAGTCTCATAGACCGGGGCGACCTGCTCGGGAGTGATGAGGATCCGACGCGAGCGGGCCGACGCCGAGCCGCCCACCGCGCCCGTCCAGGCGTACCCCTCCAGCGTTCCCGACGGCGTGTTGCCGTCGTAGAATCCGAGGTCGACGGAGCCGCGGTTGTAGCGCGGGCGACGGACGCGGAAGGAGGAGCCGATCGGCCGCGACTGAAACGTGCCGGCGGCGTCCGAGGGGACGACCGAGAGGTGCAGCACTCCGGCCGCGATCGGGGCGGTGACGACGTACGTGACCGTCGCCTCGACCTCGACGCCGGGCGGGGTGGGGATCGGGTTCGTGGCGAGGTAAGCGTTCGTCCGCGGGGCGAAGCGAAGGTGTGTGATACCAGGGTCGTCGTTGCGCACGATCGCCGAGAAGGTCACCACGTCACCAGCGACGAGTGCTTCCTCGAAGGGGGCCGCGAAGATGTAGCCGACGACGGCGGCGGGCGCGGTGTAGACGACCCACTCGCCATCGATCGAGCCGCCGATCGACTGCCACCCCGAGCCCGCGAAGACCGAGGGCCGGGGGTTGATGCAGTAGTTGCGATCGAGCTCCACCCATGAGCCGTAGACGGCCGGGGCGACTACCTTCGACGAAACCATGAGGGCCTCACTTCTTCTTCCGGAATCGACGGAGCTCGGCGGCTACTCGTCCCTGTGTGCCGAGGGGGTCTTTAGCTTCGTGGATCTCGATGTCGATGTCCCACGTGTCTCCACCGCTGCGCGGCGCCTCGGAGGCGCGGTTCAGCGGTGTGACCTGTGCGCCGGTCGGGAGCGTGAGGATCTCGGGTCCGCGCTCTCCGACGAGGACGGATCCGCCGGTTCGGGTGATGCCGCCCTTCGCGAGCATCGGGATAGTGGGGATCGAGAGGCCCCACGTCGTGCCGCCGACGATGGGCACCCAGTCGGGGATCGACACCTTGAGCGAGTTGAGGCCGCGGATCGCGGAGTTCACGAGGCCGATGATCCCGTTGATGGGGCCGCGTACGACGTTGAGGGCCGCCTGGAAGGCGGCGCCGATGAAGGAGCCGATGCCGCCGAAGACGTTGCGGACGGTGTTTCCGACGTTCGTGATCGCGCCGCTGATGAAGTTGACCACGGGCGAGATGATCGAGTTCCACACCCACGAGAAGGCCGCGCCGACGGCGGCGAAGACCGGGGCGACGATCGACGAATAGAGCCACTGAAGCACGAGGCCCCACGCCTGAATCCCGGCGGAGATCCACGTGATGACGGGCGAGATGATCGAGTTCCACACCCACGTGAAGACGGCGCCGATGCCGTTGAAAATCGGCTGGAGCACGGTGCCCCAGAGCCACGAGATCGCGGCAGCCCACAGGCCGATGTAGAGCATGATCCCGGTGACCACGGGAAGGATCACGTTGTTGTAGATCCACGTGAAGACGGCGCCGATGCCGTTGAAAATCGGCTGGAGCACGGTGCCCCAGAGCCATTCCCACGCCGTGCCGATGGCCGTGGTCACGTTCGTCCACACGTCCTGGAAGAGCGTGGTCTGCGTCGCCACACAGACGATGCCGGCGACGACGGCGGCAGTGGCCGTGATGACGAGGCCGATGGGGTTCGCGGACAGCGCGGCGTTGAGCGCCCACTGCGCGAAGGTGAGGCCGCCTGTCGCCGCGGCCGACGCGAGCGAGAAGGCGCGATAGACGGCCATGGCCGAAGTGATGCCCCAGTACGCGAGGGCCGCGCCCGCGACGATACCGGTGAGAATGAGCATCGTCTGCCCGTTCTGCCCCATCCAATCGATCACGTCGCCCATCACGGGCATCACGCCGTCGTTGAGCATCGAGAGGAAGCCGGACCACGCGGGAAGGAGGAGCCCGCCAAGCTTCGCCTGCTGATCCTCGACCTGTGCCGTGAGGATCTTCTGCTGATTCGCGGCGCCGTCGCTCGTCCGCGCGAAGTCGCCCATCGCCCGCGCCCCGTCCTTCTGGACGATCGCGAGCACGGCGGCGGCCTTCTCTTGCGCGGTGAGTTCGGAGGCGACGGTCTTCCCGGTCATCGCGAGCGCTTCGGACTCGACGCGCGCGGCGTTGATGTTCGGGATGACCTGCTGGAGCGAGTCGTATTCGCCGCGGAAGGCGGCGGCCATGCGCTCGGCGACATCGGCGGTGTCGAGATTCGAGAACGAGCCGAGGTCGGCGGCGGCCTGCACGACCGAGGTGGACATGCTGGCCGCCGCGTCTCCGGTGAAGCCGAGCTGCGTGAACATGTCGCCGAAACCTGCAGCGGCGCTGATCGCCGCCTCCTTCGAGAGTCCGACCGTACGCGATGCGGTGTTGCCCCACTTCTCGATTGCGCCGGCCTGGTCGCCGAAGATGACGGACGACTTGGACAGCGTCTCGTTGAGGTCGCTCGCTCCGCCGATCGCGCCCGTGAAGAAGCCGCCGATCGCCTGCGTAGCGCCGATGGCGGCCCACGCCGTGACGATGCCGCCGAAGATCCGGCGCCCCATGTTCTCGCCCGCCTGGCGGG